CCTCATTGGGGCGTTGCTTACGACGGTTCCTACATCTGTTCTGATGGGTCAGATAATTCGAATGTTCATGGCCTTCTTGGTCATGACTTCGATAATCAATCCCTTCAAGATGATGCTTTTGGATTCGGCGCACAAGCAATGGGTGCACTAAGTCCGGATAAACCTGACTTCGCTGCACTAGCTGCTTTATATGAACTTCGTGATCCTCTGCATGAGATCAAGGCAGGCCTTCAATCCTTACGCAAACGTGTTCGAGATGAACAACGTCGTTTAAGGAAAAGAGGCCATAAATCTGTCAGCAGTAATGCTGCAGAGTTTTACCTTGCCGAACAATTCGGTTGGTTGCCATTCTTTTCTGACATCAAGAATTTCTTTGATGCTTTTGAGAAGAAGGACAAACATGCTCAGCAGATTATTCGCGATGCACGACGGCCAATCAAACGTAGTCGTATCTTGCAAGCAAGTACGACGAAGAATGATTCGTGGGACTCTGAAATCTACCCGGTGTCGCTTGGCAGTTACCAAGCTAATCCGATTATGTTTCCGAGTCATGTATCTCAGTGTTATCCGAGATATCTCCAGTGTGCCATAAAGACTCGTACTTATTACGAGACTCGAACATGGACAGAGGGGAAAAGTTCTTATTTTCTGCCGAAGATGCCTCCAGAGCTCCTTGCTGTGGAAGTATCTCAGCGTCTATTAGGCTTTAACCTTACACCTACACAGGTGTATTCTGTCATCCCATGGTCGTGGCTTGTCGATTACTTCACTGGTCTCGGCGATTTTATGCGCGCCGTTTCCCCTGGAGTAGCCGATCTCGTCGTCTTCGAATACGCATATGTCATGCGTGAAACGTTGGCGGTTCGAGAAACTGAAGCATCGCAGTATACTTACAGCAATGTTTCAGGTGATCAAGCCCAACAGCACATAGCCGTTAGAAAGCAGATGTCCTCTACAAAGACGAGGGCAAATGCTTCTGTTCTAGGTTTTGGCTTTAAGGACGCAAGTCTCACAGCCAGACAAACAGCCATCTTGGGAGCTTTAGGGCTCTCTAGACTGTCCTAGACTTATTGGTTGTTATTCCAATCGGTACTAGGTATCAATGTGTGTAAAAACATTGATTTCATCTTTATACGGAGACTTCACATGTACGCTGACCCCCAATCTGTTACCATCAATTCGGTAGCGAATTCCCTTCCCCGTCAGGGGACGGCTTCGCCTGACCGTATCGGTACGTTTAAGTCCAATGATGGACTTATCCAGCTCGATATTCGTCAGAACAGTACCGCTAATCGTTTTCGTCGTGAGGCTCGCCTCACAGTGAAAAAGATTGCATCCGATCCCATCACGTCCTATAATAAAGAAGTTTCTACTTCTGTTATTTTGGTCATTGATGAGCCTCGGTGGGGCTTCTCCGATACAGAACTCGGCTACTATGCTGCAGGTCTGATTAGTTGGTTTACCAACACTAATCGGGATAAGCTCCTTGGGGGCGAATCGTAAGATTCGCGTCATGTGAACGGTTTCACCCACCCTGTAATATAAGAGGGAAGTGATGAAAAGACCGATAATGCTCCTTGCACGGGTCCTACACGACGTAGGACTGCAGTACAATGACACCACCCATAGGGACCTTCGAGAAATCGAAAGTCGTTATGAAAGAGAAGGGATGAGTTTTCTCACGATTACTCTTCCCACGCTCGCAGATGGCCTCTTACGGGGCATATCTACGGGCCGTCTCACACGTCGTGATTTTCCTGGTTTTAAACCCAGATCACGAGGCGGAAGTCTCCCTGCATTGCTGCAAGGTTTCTTCAGACGTGTCTTTCATGATAATGGATGCATCAAGGACGAACCCGACACATGTGCAATCTTTGCAATCAGACAAGTAACAACCCTTTTTAAGAAGGTGGAGTTACCTTGTTCTAATCGGCGTGTTACCGCCGCATATGAAAGGTACGTTAGTAATGATGCAAAAGCGTTCCAGCACTGCCCTCTTGAAGGTAGCGATAGGTCTCTCTTTGAGTCTATTTGCTATCTTCTATGGCACAGACTCGAATCTCTTTCAGACAGTTTGTTCTGTTTTGAAGGAGTGTTCGGACCTGGTGCTACTTCCGAACGACTAAATCGGGTTTCCCGACATGTCGTTAGGGAGTGGCCTGAAAGAGCGGAAAGTTCTTTTCCGTCTTCTTTTCATGCTGTTGTGAGAGAAGAAGAACATCTCTTAAACGAGATAAATTTTCTCACAGAGGAACAAGAAAGGCCCGTGAGGGTTGTTCAAGTTCCAAAAACGCTTAAGACGCCTCGCACGATATCAGTTGAGCCTAGCTATATGATGTTAATGCAACAAAGTATAGCGAAGCCCCTGATGCAGTTCTTAGAATCTAAGGATTTCCCTTTTAATTCTATACGTTTTACGGATCAATCCGTAAATCGTGAACTTGCGAGGTCTGGGTCTATAAATGGTGGACTCAGTACGATAGATCTCAAAGATGCGAGCGATTTGGTTAGCAATAACCTTGTCATCGATATTTTTGAGAGATCGTGCCCAACTTTCTTGAATTATATTCAAGATTGTCGATCCACCACTGCCCAGTTACCAGACGGAACCATTCTTCCATTGAACAAATTCGCGTCAATGGGGTCAGCACTTTGCTTTCCCATAGAAGCTATGGTCTTCTTCACTATTGTTATGTTTGCTTTAGTGAAGGAATCTGGTAAGTTTCCATCCCACGCCCTGGTGAAGACATTTGCCAGGAACGTTGCTATATACGGAGATGATATCATCGTAAGTAGCAGGGTGGATTCAGTAGTACGCGATTATCTCGAGGCCTTTGGCCTTTCTGTAAATCGCGATAAATCCTTTTCCACGGGGCACTTTCGTGAATCCTGTGGTGGTGATTACTATAAAGGTGTTGACATAACACCTATGTATGTAAGGACCTGGGATACTACTGACGCTTGGAGTAGTCCGAACCATATTGTTTCACTGGTGACCCTTGGTAACTCTCTTTATAAGAAAGGACTTTGGAGTGCCAGTGAATTCATACGATCGGATCTCGAACGAAGGATTGGGTCAATACCCTACAGCAAGAGTCCTATTGGAATCTTGCATCACGAATCCTTCTTCCTTACCAGCCATCTTAGATGGCATGCAGGAAGTTGTGGATATCGTGTTAAGGGCTTGTTCCCAGTCCAACGATCCGAGGCAAACGCTCCGGAGTTGGTCGAGACAGTTCTCAGCCTTAGCTTCCGCGCCCCGTCACAAAAGCGGGGACTACGAAGCTTCGGTCAGGAATCATATCGACCTCTTCATGATCGAGATGATCAATGTCCTTCATTTAGCTTTGGATGGACGTCACAGAGGTACCCTGAACTTCGAACAGAAGTTTCAGGACTTCACGGTGAAATCCAGCTTCAGCATACAGAAGGTAAATCAGATCGAACAGAAGATCAACCTACTAATCACACACACCATTTGGGTGGAGAACTCCGACTATGTCGGGGAGGTTCGCCCATGGCCGTGGGATGCTGTAGCGTTGACAGTATCAGCTCGAGGGACCGGCTTGGTCACTTGAATACTGATATTGGCTCTGCTTCTCTG